CATCATGATTCCATATCTGAAGAGATTAAACTATATACCTTCGGGGTCGACTAATGAGACTTGCAACACAGAAGGACGCACGGCACAAATAGACAGCCAATTACACGGCTAGGACTATTAAGGTAATGTCAGTTTGATACAGCAGGATAAGAAGCCAATGCTAGGTAGTATGAAAGTACTAGCAATTATATAAAGAATTTATATATTATCTAACTTGTAAGAAAGTAGGTAGGGACTTATCGATAAGCGTATGTATCAAGATAGGTTGATAATTCAGCTAAAATTTGAAAGTAATAACATTCAGTTAGTCATTGCGTAAGCTTAAGACGTGGAAATACTGGAACGCATAATAACTATGTCAATGTATAGGTTAGTCCAAGTAAGAGAAGGGTGGCAGGAACTTAGTAATTGATAGAGCAACCAGTAAAACCGTCAAATAAACACTGATAATTACAAGTAAATAAAGAGTAGAAGTATTTTTATATATTTTTATATCCATAAACACAGGGTATGAACGGTTTTAAAATTGGACTATGAATCCAGCGTAAAGCGTGGACAGGTTATCCGTTTTAATTCCGTTTGTACTTTGTTAAATCCTATATATTTGCAGGTTTTGATCTGTAAATACATAGCATTTAAGCTATGAAAATCAACAACTTAAAAGAGATAGGTTAACTGACGAGGATTCTATATCCGAAACTATCAAGCGAAACGGAAACGTCATAGAGTGCAATGGCGTGGGCATAAGTAGTAGCTTGATAGTCTTAACCAACACAATAGGTATATAAAATGATAGAAAACGAAAAATACATAACTCATGAAGGTAAACGCACTAATAAATCTAATTTAAAACTGTTGTATTCAATGAATGACAACGGCAGTGATGTTGAAATATTAGTTAGTTATTGTACGCCTGTAGCATATGCTATTGACGGCTTATGGCATTACACGTCTACTAAATATAGTCCAACAACTAGTAAACAAATCACGAGATTTTTGAACGCAAAAACTGGTGGACGTGGCAACGCTTTAGAGGTGAAACAGGAAGAAATAGAAAAAATATACAAAAACGTATAATAATTATACAACTACTAGGTGATGTCATCTAGTAATTGCATAGTATTTATACTATGAAAATCAATAACTTAGAGAGATATTATGAAAAATATAAACTTAACTACTGAGCAATACGCTGTGATAGATAGCCTTGAATCTGAGATTATGTATCAGATGCAGACGTTTGGTGATGTAGACGTTGAAGGACTGTATAAAGGTGATTATATCACTAGATTATTTATGCCTAATGAGTTTCATTATGCCATTGAAAGCGTAGCTTATCGTAGTTATGGGTAAATCCTATACAATCGCAGGGTGATGTCGCCCTGTTTTTGCATAGCATTTAGCTGTGAAATCAACAACTTATGGAAATATTATGGATTATATAAAATCATCAAAAAATAATTTAATTGGAATAAAGTCCTTTAAAGTTATGTCAAGCAGAAGAAAAAGAAGGTGTATCAATTATCAAGTACACTGCTTTGGTATTAAAGAAGACAATTATGGAAGCACAGTGTATACGATTGTAATACCTTCTATCAGATACAGGTATTCATATGGAACTATATAGATAAATACAATACCTATACCATTGCAGGGTGCTAGTCATCCTGTAATTGCATAGCTATTGCTATGAAATACAACAACTTATGGGAATATATTATGAAAATAAATAAAAAAATACAAGCTATCTATGACAAGATTATTAAAGCTATGGAAACAGGGGCTGATTGGTCAAAGTCATGGACTGAAATGGGAATGGGACTACCTAAGAATCCATGTAGCAAGATAACGTATCGTGGAATGAACACGTTTATATTATTGTTTGAGTTACAAGATAAAGATTATCCAGTAAATAATTGGGCAACTTATATTCAATGGAAAAAAGCAGGTAGAATCATACCAAAAGACACTAAAGGCGTAGACTTAATCAAGTGGAAGGTCGTCCATAAGAAGGACGATAACGGAAATGAGACAGATGAAACCTATGGTTTTTACAATGCGTTTACGGTGTTCAATGAGTCTCAATTGGAAGGGTATGAACCACCAGTTGAAACTGATGAGCAAGTATCTGAGTTTGCTATTCAGTGGAAGGTTGAAGAGTATGTGCAAAACACTAACGCTTCAGTTAAATATAGTGAGACAGGTGGTGCGTTTTACCACCCAAGACTTGACTATATTAACATGCCTAACAAGACTAGGTTCTTTGATACTAAGGACGCAGATGCTGAAGGTAACTACTATGCAACACTGTTGCATGAGTTAGTACACTGGACAGGTGCTGAAGATAGATGTAACCGTAGTGGAATATCCACTAAGGGTAAGGATAAAGATATAGATGATACGTTTAGAGGTTCATATGCCTTTGAAGAATTGGTTGCTGAGTTAGGAGCTACAATATTATCAGTGCAATTGGGCGTTGAAGTAGAGCCAGTCGCTAATCATTCTGCATACCTAAACAACTGGTTGAAGGCATTGAAGAATGACCCTTCTGCAATGATGACAGCCTTTAGTAAATCAACTAAAGCAATCATGTACCTTGATGACATGCAATCTAAAAAGAAAGCAGTAGCCTAACGCTACATATAACATAGGGTAGGGAATCATCTCTACCCTTTAATGTTTCACGTGAAACACTGGAGATATAAATGAAACTAGAAGATAAACTATTACAAGACTTAAAATCGGAATGTGCTTATATCCAAGCAAAAGAGGAAGACCAATCATGGCGTCATAATGGTGATGGAGAGCGTGAAGATACTGAATACGATATCAGAGTATCACAAAACGTTAAGGACTATTTAGAGGGTGTCTTAGGGGTTACTTTCATTTGGTCGGAAGATAAAGAAGATTGGATAAAAGTAAAAGCAGATAATTAATATAACAGTGGGAGCAAGTAATGAAAATTATAGAAGATATAAAGAAAGTCTTTGATGTATGCAGTGAACATACAAATGAAAATTTAAAAGATGAGTACATGTATATGTATTCAAATGATTTTTTAAACAGTCATCACTTTAAAAATATAATGACGAGACAAGAAATAAAATTGAGGGTAACAATAAAATGACAGACGATATAGTAATGTTATGGGTATGGGTCGCAATGATATGTTTCATTGGACTCATAGTAGGGTTAGGTATGTTCTTGTATACCATGTATAAGACTGACCCTGAGTTTGTATTGTGTTGGACTGGTTCGCTAGTCTTAGGACTAACGCTAGTCATGATAATATTCTAATGGTTGAAGTAGAACATGTTATATGTTATGCTAGGCTGTTTAGTGGGGATGCTAATGGTAGTGCCATTCATGGAATGGATAAAGAGATAGGTTAACTGACGAGGATTCTATATCCGAAACGCCGTGAGGCGTCTTAACCAATACACACGAGGAAGATTATGAAACTAGATATAAACACGGTGGACGCTGAAGTACTGCTTTATGCACTTAATTACTTAGAATCGTCTGACTTAGTCGACAGACCTAGACATGGCTCATTCATGGAAGGTAAACAACAACTACTCAGTGAATTAAGTAATAATGTTATGGACGCAATACGTAGGGCTAAGGACACTAAAGCTTCACCAATAAATTAACCAATACACACGAGGAAACTAAATGAAAATTGAACTAACAATAGTTGAAGCAGATATAATAGTCTATGCTCTAAGCCATGTAAATGATTCGCATGATAATGGTGAACTTAAAAGCTCATATATATCAGCTCATAAAAACACTTTAGAGGGTTTGACTAGGCATGTTTATGAAACGCTAAAAAATGAAATACACGAGTGAAGAAACATAAGAAGGAACACCAGTTAATACTGGATAGAGTAATGGAATATGTAATGTTGATTGGCATACCAACAAAGCCTGAGCAACTCAAGATAGAAAGTTATCTTGATGTTGCATTGGACGGCTCAACTAGGTACAAAGATTCGGAGGTAGCCTTCAAGCACCTTTGTGATTTAGTCCAAGACTATTATGGTTGGGTTGACCGAGAGCAAACCGAGACGGCTGTTGATATGTTAGTTAATAATGTTGGCATGATTGCCAAAAAGAAAAGGAAGGAGAGATTACATTGAGTAAAGGAGACAGACAACGTAAGTCTCAAGTCCCTGACCGTAAGGTTGGGGAGAACTGGGACAAGATATTTAAAAACAAACCAAAGAAGAAGGAGAATAAAGATGAAGATAGATAAACACGTTTTAGAACTATTAAAAAAACGTCTAACACGTAAGAGACTGAGACGAGTGTTGTCTCATTACAATTACGTTGAAAAGTTAGACGGTAATGGAAACTGTATGCAACAGAATGGGAAAAGTCCTATGTATGACACATACTGTCTACTTAACTTTGGCTATGTGTATCCTATCTACTGGGAGACTGGTGAGGGTGAAATAGAAATCTGTGATGCACACGAGGTTGAGGTAGCTGAGATATCCATAACTGGTACTGATAGTGATATCATAGATGATGCGTTAGATGAGAGACAATTTAGTGGGGAGATATTTGAATGATATTAGCAAAAATTAAAGAACGAAGTGGAGAGTATGAGTATGAGCATTATTGTTGGTACCAAACAGTAAGCAAGGAAGATTATAAAAATGGAAAACTAAACGAAAGGCATGTGCTATCAGATTTTTTTAGTAATGAAAGAATTGATGATGAATATGATAAAACTAATAAGGGGTACTGGCTTGATTCAATTGCAATAGTATGGGTCGAATGGGTTAAAGAAATAACAGAAGATGAACTAACAACGCTGAAGAAGTTTCGGGTTGTTTATTAGGAGGATAACAAATGACAGTAGTAGTATGGGATGCTATCGCAGAGTTAAGGGCTCAATACAGTAGATACGACCTAACCTAGTTATACTGATGAGGATTCTATATCCGAAACGCCGTGAGGCGTCTATAACAACAAGAGGAAAACAAATGGATAAAGATAAAGAACAGTGTAGTTATTCCAATGGAATAATGACAGACAAAAAGTTTATAGAAGAAGTCTTTGAGATTGCGTGTGGTGATGGAGCAAGATGCGTGAAGTGGGCAACAGGACAACCAAGAGAGTTTACTAAAGAAGAAGTATTGGAAAGGCTAATGGAGTTTAGCGACAATGCTTTGAAGTGGGAAGAAGGAGAATAGAGATGAGTAAAACAATAAAATATGAATATGAAGTGAGTGATTCATCTGTTGATGTTAGGTCATGGACTATTGAAAGTGATAGACAGCTAACAGAAGGTGAAGTGGCAGAGATACATGAAAATGCAAACATGGATGATGAAGGAAAAGAGCAACAATATTCAGAAGACATTACAGTAACTTATAACGGCACAGAATATGGAGATGACGCACAACCACGACTTGAAGGAAATTTTAAAAGATGAGTAAGTTTATTAAAGAAGAGTGGTCGCCATTAAGACAAGCGTTGAGTGAACTTGATGCAGAGTTAGATGGAGTAGTAACTTCTGAGATACAAGAATGTATTGACGCAGTGTGGGACGAGTTAGATAAGATAGAAGAATAAAATAAATTAGTAAAACATAATTAGATATGTTACGCTAAAGGAGTAATGTGGTACAAATATGAAATGGTTTAAACACAAGAGTGATAGCCACCAGTCATCAAGATTAAGAATGGCTAGTGGCGACAACTTCCTGCAAGGCTACGGATTCTACTTCTGTATAGTAGAAATGGTAGCCATGCGTGTTGAAGATGTAGACAAACCGACAGTAGTTTTCCAAACAAGTTATCTTAAAGCCATGTTAGGTGGCATTAATGCAAGGACTTTGACAAAACTATTGGCAAACTTTGAGGATAGTGGACTGATACTGAGTAAGAACTTTGATAAAAGTATTGAAATCACAGTGCCTAAACTCAAGGAAATACAAGACAATTATACAAGAGCAGTGCGAAGTAACTACGGAGAGACTGATAAGAATGTACGTCCTAGAATAGATAAGAATAGAATAGATAATAATATAAAAGAAAAGATTAGTGTTGCTGATAATGAAGCAGAGAGAATTAAATTATTAGGAGGTAGTGATGAAGTATAACCCAATGACAGACTTTGTATGTTATGCGAGGGCTAAATATGGTGATGAGATAACAACTTGTTATAAACTCACAGCAGATGAGGGTGAACCACACCCTTGTTCATGTCATGAGGACAGATTAATAACAGGTAAATCTGAGACAGGGTGTACGCCTTCGGAACAAACCATATTTGATAGGAGGAAGTAGTGTTATCTGATAAAGATATAGGTAACTTCTTTGTGATGATGCACTCAATGTTCGGTCATAAGTTTAAGTCGTCATACGGTAGTGCTGTTGATAGCAAGGGTAGTATCACAATGACGGCTAAGATATGGAAGAAGACATTGAATGGTATACCACATATCAAAGATGTTATGGGTGATTTGTTTCACCCTGACTCACCACTTATGGAGGGTAAGGACTGGTGTCCTGACTTGAGAGAGGTGGTTCAGGTATGTAAGAAGTTATCTGATAAGAAGATAAAAAGTCTAGCTCACTTGAAAGAGATAGAAGACTTTAAGAAGCTAGGCAACAAACCAAGAGACCCACTGGAACACAGACCCAGTAAAATATTGACAGACTTTATGGACAACGTAGACAAAAAGAAACTAAACAACACACGCAGAGGTAAGTATGAAAAAGAAAGTAAATAAAACAGAGGAAGTATTAAAGTACCTGAAGAAGAAAGGGGAGATAGATACATGGACAGCTATTACAAAGTTCAGAGCAACTAGGTTGTCAGCTATTATCTTTAACCTTAAAGCTAAAGGCTACAAGATAACAACTAGAGATGAGAAAGACAGTGAGACTGGAGCAAGGTATGTTACATACATGCTTGAATATAATATAGGGGGTAGGAAATGAAAGTAACTTACGATGAACACGGTGATACTAAAACGGAGGACATTGATATGCACGGAGATATAATAAAACCTGATGAGCAGGGCATGGAAGAAGAAAACCAACAAGATGTTACGCCTGAGATGATTGCCTTTAGCAAGGCTAATGCTCAGATTATAAACAACTATGAGTTTGTAAATTCCATTGATAAATTCTTACCACATTGTAAGGACGGTACGGTTTATCATAAGCTGTTAGAGATTAAGCAAGGTATACAAGTTGATACTCAGTACCTTGAAGAACAGGCACAAAATTTATAGCTAAGAAACCCACAGTTGCTATGCGTAAACACTACCAAGATGTGGTGTCGGTAGGCTGTATCGTCTGCCGACTTCACTACGGTATACGTAGCGACCCATGTGTGCATCATCTTTTAAGTGGGGCAGGTATGGGGCAACGTAGCAAACAAGTAATCGGATTGTGTTGGGAACATCACCAAGGTAACACTGGTATACACCACAACACTAAGGTGTTCGAGGACAAGTTTGGTACTGAGGAGTATTTGTTAGGTGAAATGAATAAGTTAATAGACGAATGATGTTTGACTATTTATTTGTTTTACTATAATATAGTAGGAAATAACCCTTCCGTGGTGGGAGGATTCACGAGTAGACAGACCATAAGCTGTCTACTCACAATCAAAGTAACGGAGGTTACATATGAGCAAACTATTAACAGCATTGAATGAGTTTCAAAAACTTAGCGTCAGTGCATCTAAAGGTGGTACTAACCCACACTTTAAATCGGAGTACAGCACATTGGAAAATGTGATTAGTGCAGTCAATCAAGGCAGTCAGTTTGGTCTTGTGTTTACACAAGAGGTAAACTTTACAGATGATATGCAAGTCTTTGTTGAAACCAGCATAAGACATATTGATACTGTTGAATCTATCAAATGTAAAGTACCAGTCTTTTGCAAAGACATGACTAACCCACATCAACTAGGGTCAGGCATAACCTATGCAAAAAGATACGGACTACAATCTTTGTACGGTCTTCCTTCAGAAGATGATGACGGCAACAAAGCTGTCGGCAACAGTCCCAGTGGCAAAGCTGTCAATGATAAGCCAAAGAAAGTTGTAGACAATAAAGTTAATCAAGATATAGGAGGAGACCTTAAGCAATTAGAAAAGAATCTAAAGCAGGGTAAACCTATGGGAGTAGAGGAACTTGGTCAAAGTATATAACTTAAGAGCCAGTATGATAGCAAGAGTAATAGGCATGGACGCTTATTGCTCTAGGCAAAATCACTTCGAGATACTGGTTGGTAATAAAGAAGACAAGCCTGTCAATGAAGAGTACGTGGCACACGGCAACGAGTGTGAGAAGTACGGCATAGCACAGGTAATGATAACAACAGGTGAGTTGGTTCGTAACTGTGGTACTGAGTTGTTAGGAGAGCAGGTAAACACGGTAAGACCTTTAGAAAGGTCAGATAATATAGACGTAAATTTATCTTGTACGCCTGACGGTTATGTAGGCTCAGACGGTGTAGTGGAAGTTAAAGCCCCTTACTTTGTTCAAGATGATTATGATAAATATATCACAAGGTATCTACCCCAAGTATATTTTCAACAGTATCTAACAGGGAGGAATCATACTTACTTTTGTATCTATCAAATGGGTAACTCAAAAGTGTTTAACATTCCTTACAATAAAGATTATGTAGATAACTTTATGCTTCCAAAAGTATATGAGTTTTCTAGGTATCTTGTTAAAGGAGAGTTAGACAAAGACTTTAAGACCAAGAGAAATAGTAAGCAAGACTTTATATACAAAAGGGAGTGTCCTTACACAGAGATTACTAACGTAAAGAAGGTGTCTAATGTTTAAGCTACCTCAATTAGAATTAGAACAAGCCTTAGACTACCACGCTAAACTGGTAGAACTTAGGGCGAAGGCTACTGGTGATGTATATAAATACACAAAGAAAAGAGAGGTTGCTTTCTCTTTGGCTCTAATTAATACGGCTGAATTAAAAGCAACGCAACCTATGAGAGATGCAATAGCAAACACAGACGAAGATGTTATTAAATATAACGACATGATTGCTGATGCAAAACAATCCGAGTCATTATCGACTGGGAAAATTAATAATTTAGAACACAAGCTCAGACTCTTTCAAACTGTAAGTGCAAATGAAAGAAGAGAGAAGGGGTTCTATCAACAGAACGGAGATTAGTATGAGAATATTTATGGTATGGGCAGATGAAAACAAAAAAGGTGTGCTTGATGTTGCCATGTCAAGCAGAAGGGAAAGGAGATTGAATCATAAACTTTCTGAAAGTCATCAGGTTGGAGATGGTTTATCAGTTCACAATAATATGGAAGCAATAAATGATTTCTGTAAACATTATCATTCTGTCCTTGAGAACCAAGGTCGTATTGATGAAGATACAGCAGAAGGAAAGCCAGTAGAAGGATTGATAGATGAGTTAATAGGTACATTAGATAGTGAAACAATGAGTACGCTAGATACATTAGACCCTACCAGTCAAAAATATATACAGGTAACATTAGTTCCTGATATAAACAAAATGCACTAACAAAAGGAGAAGACAATGGACAAGATAACAATTAAATTATTTTTTAATGAAGTATACAACGATGTTATATCGGTGTTATTTAAACAGATGAACATACACAAGGAGACCGAAGGTACTAACCCTAAACCTATAGGAAGTAACGCTAAGTTTACAGCGTATGAAGACTTTGAGATTAAGAAAGGAGAGACTTATGACATCTCTTTATGGGGACAGTTTGATGAGGATAAAGGATATCAGTCAGCAAACATACAAATAAAAAAAGCAAAGGAGTAATCAATGGCAAAGGATTGGAAAGCTAACTGGGACAGGTGGTACGGAAACCCTGAGAATCGTGCTAAGAAACGTGCATATTCTTTGAAGAGGTACAATGAAAAGAAAGAGTTTATCTTGGAGCAAAAGAAAAACAGAATTGCTAATCAAACGCCTGAAGAAACAGAGGATAGGCTTAGAAAAATGCGTGAGTATTCTAACCAAAGATATAAAGCAAAAACTATGAAGGAGTTAAAAGACAACGCATGAACTGTTGGAACTGCAACACGGAACTAATATGGGGAGGAGACCATGATGTTGAGGATAGCGAGGAATATTCTATGGTAACAAACCTATCATGCCCCAGCTGTGGTTCTTATGTAGAAGTTTATTATCCAAAGGAGGACTTAAATGAGTGAATGGGATAAAAGTGATATTGCAAGTGAGTTAGCTGAATCAGATAATCAAACACCTAAAGAAGAAATGCAACAAATGGTACAAGGAACTTACCTTAATGTTTTAGAAGATTATGAGTTGGACACATGGATTCCTTATAATTATAAATGGAAGGGCATTTTAAATTCTTATACAAGAAAATATCCTGCACATCATGTAATTAAAGCTATACATACAGCAGAATATTATCTGCAAGAAAGCGAGTATCATGACAACAAAGAAACAATTAAAAACTTTACAAAAAAAATTGGAGGTATACTTCACAATAGAAGTCTTGGAAAATGAAACTAGAGATGCTAACACTACTACTACCTAAGACGGTAGACATGACAGCTATAGGTATGGGTAAGTCTCACGATAGTGTTACTGCTGAGGATATTAATACTGCCTTGTCTTATGCTAACTTAACTAAGGACGAGGTAGCTATTATCATGGCTAAGTTTTTAAATGATAATCAGTCTAGGTCAGACTTGTTTTATTCTTTTTATTTAGATGCGTTGGATATTTTTGAAGACGTGAAACTAAAGAAAGGAAGCAATACAATCAGAACTATTATTGATTGCTGTCTTGTTGAATCTTTATTACAGGCGTGTCCGTTTTGTAATGGGGTGGGGCAGAATGTATTTAATAACACTATAGAAAAGTGTAATCATTGTAAGGAAGGCATGTTTATCTTTGATGATGATTCAAGAATGATAATGATAGGGTTAGATAAAGCTGGGTTCTTATCTATTAAGAAAGGATATACTTTAATTATGTCAAGACTTAGAGACCTTGAGGATTCAGCATTAGAAAAACTTAATGTTTAACCTTAACTTCTTCTTCTTGCTCTACAGGTATAGCAGGTATACCCTCAGCTAAGTCAGGTGCAATGCTTGGCATTTTAGTAATCAAGGTTCTTAATTCTTTAACCAACTCTTCATCTGTTTTAGAACTTACATCATCAACACTTAGGTTAATATTTTGTTGCGAGTAATTACCTAACTCAAGCAATAGTTTTGCTGTGTTAAGTTTAACTGAGTCTTGTTCTGAATTAACTAACAAATCTTTTAACACATTGATTGCTAGACTAGAGGTAGAAGTAATCTTTAATTCGTTGATACTTCTTATTTCTTTATCATACTTTTTCTTTAGCCAGTAACCATGCTGACTTGGGTTCTTTGTATACCCTGCTTTCTTTGCTGACGCTGTTGCGTTAGACACTGTGTCTCCACTGGTCATGTACTCAACAAACATCTTTTCTTTTTTTTCATCTGCTACTCTCATATCACATTCCTCCTAGTGGATTGTCTGACCTTGCTTTCATCTCATTTACTTTTGCATTAAGTACAGCTATCTCAGCTTTATTAACAGCAATGTCTGCTGTCAAAGGTTTAATGTCTACTGATTTCTGAGATTCTAATACATTAATTCTTTCGATTAGCTTTCCCTGGAAGATTGCAAATCCCAGCAATGTAATTATAAGTGAGCCTATTCCAAGCCATTCCTTTACTCCCATATTAATATCCTCTTATTCGTTTTAAATGTTCTTCTGCCCTTATGCGATTGTCTATAGATTCTTGAAGAATCTTTTGACTGTTTGCCACAGGGTCATTATATGTAACTTGGCTCTGAGCATATATATCTCTAGCATCAATGTATTCTCTTTGGTCATCATAGTTACCTCCGTCAATATTCAATTGGTTTATAAATATATTATTATTGGTATTGCCATAGTTGTCCATAGAGAGTTGGCTTTCCATAGCCTTAGCCACGATGAGAGAAGTGGCGACCAATCTTTGGTCTACTCTTTTAAGGGTTTCATTGACCTTTTTTTCTATAGATTCTACTGTAATAGTTTGATTACGGACTCTAGTAGTTCCTTCAGTCCTGCTTTCTTCCACCGATTCACCTCGGCTTTCGATGGGTTCTTCTCCTGTAGCAACAGTTTCAGTTCCTCCATTTCCTGATTCACCTCCATCTGTTTCTCTTTCTCCGACAGGCTCATCTACTTCTTCAGCAACAACAGTATCTTCTGCTTGAGATTCTGTAATAACAGTTTCAGTTTCTTCCACAACTTCAGGTGTGGTTTCTGCAACTGTGCTTTCTTCTCTAGGCTCTGCAACAACTCTTTCTTCTGTTGCTCTTGGTGTTTCTCCATCTCCTGTTCGACTAACTTCTTCTGTTGTAACTTGTCCATCTGCTCTTGTGCTAACTTCTTCTCGTATAGGCTCTGACTCAATGATTCTGCTAGTGTCTGTGGTTTGGAAGTCGGTCTGCCGTTCTTCGGCAATGTAGATTTCTTCAACTTGGATTTCTGCTGGGACTTCTTCGAAGGTCGTTTGATTGTCATATGCTATCTCCTGAAATACATTAACAACCCCTGCGTTTAATTCTTCAATAGCCTGTGGCTCAAAGTAAAACTCATCTATGACAGACATTTCTATCATTGGTTGCTCTGTCATTTCAAATATAAATTCTTCTTCAGGTATATACTCGTAGAAATCTATATCTTCTACTACATTATACACTGTTTCGTTCATGGTTTTCAACTGAGTGGCTTGGCTCACACTAATAAGACTGTGTTCTACTACTAATGTAGGGTTCTTTAGGTCTATTGCTCTATGAGATGTAGATTGAGATGACTCAGCAAAGTCAAATCTAACCTTAATTGTATAATCATTTTGACTGTTGATACCCTGTGTATAACTATCTGTATAAGTTGAGTAACTACTACAGTTATATCCACTACAGCCAGGTATAGCTACATCTCTTATCTGCGTAGTAACTGTGCCGTTTGCATCAGTTATAGTCTGAGTCATTTTAATTTCTTGGTCGTATTGATTCCAACCCCACATGTCAGCACCAAGCGTTGAAGTCCAACCACCATTCATTTCTGACTGATTAAGTGTATCTCCTAGTGTAACTGTGTTCTCTATAAAATCTCCATGAACACCAGCAACTATACTGTTGCCATGATTGTGTGAGGGGTCATTACAATTCCAGCCACCATGTCCTTGATTGTTATTAAAAAACTGTTGAGGTAATAAATTACCAGTAGTTTCTGCAAACAAAGTTATAGGAAATAGTAGGGGTATTAAATATCTCATTCTCTTACAGGCTCGTAAATCCATATCTCATTAGCTCCGTAGACTTTCATCTCACCTAATGTAACTGAGTGTGTGGTAGCACAGCTTGATAATATTAAACTAAATAACATTGCTCTAATCATTCCAAGTCATACTGGTTTTATTATTCCCAGTAGTTCTCAGTTCTCCTTTTCTTTTTTCAATCCATCTTGCTTTAGCTTTCTCACCAATTAATCCGTCAACAGGACATGGTGTACCTGCCATCATCATAGCTTCCCATACATTTTCATCTTGACACATCAAAGATATTGCTGCGACTTTCATGCCTAGCTTAGATAAGACAGCTACTGACTTTCTTCGTTCACAGTTAGGGTCTACATAATAACTTCCAAACGTGCCTGAGAAACCGATTACAGTTATTCCTGCTGCTAATGGTATAACACAACTATCTTGACCATAAACACTCATAGCAGGGGCATTAGAGGGGTTTACGGCAGTCTTAGTATTACTGCTATTGTTTGTTTCATTATTCGTTGTACTGTTAGAACTAGAACCTGATTGGTAAGTTGTTGCTGACTCATACCCACCTGTGATTGCTGTGTTAGAACCAGCATTATTAGATTGAGTGTTAGTTGTAGAACCTGACGAGGTTACATCTGCTATAGCTTGTTCAAGACACAGGGCTAATATTAAAACTAATAATATTAAAAATCCTTTTACCACTTTTTGCATGACCAGTATCTCGCTGTAAGTTTAGACTTAGCTGTACTGCATTTATGTCTTGCTCTAAAAGACTTTCTCCTTGCTGGTTGGTCTTTCTTAATAGACATATTGGCATCACCAAACCTTATCATTTTAATTGTGCTACCTTCCTTAGCTAACACCACAAATTTTTTAGTTTTAGTTCTTGCGTTCTTAGGCTTGTTGTAACCTGAAAATTTTTCTCCTCTATAATCAATCATCGTCTTACTAGACTCCCACCGAAGTAGAGACCAACGATTGAACTAACTACATGCGTGTCGAGGGGCGTAATAACTAATCCAGTCATTGGTTTCCACTGTGTTATGTCTGTTGATGATGCAAATATCCACCACCCTTGCATGACTGCTTCAGTGTAACCTACATAGATAGGCATACTTGAGTCAATAAATGGTGCTAGTTTAGGAAGAACGAGGATAGCAACCACACAGATTAATGCTATCCATCGCCTAGTATTCTTGGTAAATGGGTCGTCAACTGCTCTTGCTTTGTCTGCTTGTTTACTAGCAAACCCTGCACGTTGCATCAACATTTTCTGCTCATCGGCTTTGTCTTTGCCTTTCTGAGCCATGATAGATAATACACCACCCAGTACGGTTGATACAAGCATTGATATTAATTCGATTGGAAACATTATTCTCTCTCCTTTATTGCGTCAAACTGTTCTACATAACTTTGTTTCAAGTCGTCTATTGCTTCTCTATATTCTTCTACAGTAATCTCGCCTTTCATTCTTGAGGTGTTAATTTTTTTTCTTGCTTGGTCAAACTCAGACTTTAATCGTTTAGCTTCTGCTGAACCAAACCTTCTTAACCTACTTACATCTGCCGTATTAAATTTAAAACCAAACGAACTAGCTATTGCTTCGCCAGTGGTTAATGGGTCATCCAATGTATTGTACTTAGGTTTGTTTCCGTAATCTCTTTCGTATGCTCTCATTATTTTTTTAGTAGAAAAACTAGGAAGCCCAGGAAAATTAGGTATAAAATCTTTGCCAATGTCTGTTGCTCTGCTTAATCCTATTTCAGCAGCGTTCATTCCAAACTCTTGAGCATCTCTTTTATTACCCATAAATGGGTCAATCCCAAATATGTTTTGTATTGTAGATACAAGAGGTCCACCAGGTTGAGATATCGTTGGCAAGAAAGGTATTGCGTTAGGGGTTGTTCCTCCTACATTAAATACATCTCCACCTGGCAACATTCTTCCTATGTTTATATATTTAGATTGATTGCCTGTGCCACTAACTTTTATATTAGCTTGAGGCATAGCTGCAAAACCAAACATGTTTGTTTTATTATACTCTTGCATAAATTTTCTTTCTTGTTCTTGTTCATACTTGGTAGTTCCTGTCGCTGCTCTTCCTAAATCATTAGCTGCATAACCTAGGGCTGCTATAACTGCAACTTTTTCAGGATGTTTAACTGCAACCTCTGCCATTAAAGGCATAATCCTGTACGAATAAGATAAAAATGGAACGGCTGTTCCTCTTAAATTGTTTATAAATTTTGATTTAATATTATAATCAACAAACCATTTTACAGCTTCTCCTGCTGCGTCTTCTCTTGTCCACTTCATATTGGTTTTAGGATTTAATTCATTTAATCTGCTTCTGTATAAAGCTACTCTAAATAATCTATCCTCTAATTGATACAAACCTGATGTAAATTCATCAGCTTCTACAGCTTTATTTTTTACTTTCTTTAAAAATGTACTATCTTCTATTGTGTTTTTTATGGTTTTAAATGCTGAAGTTAAAAAGTCATTTGATTTTTCTGCATCTGTTACATCAAAAGTTTTACCTATCTTTCCTATGTCGATAGAGTTTCTTATCTCGGCACTTAAATAATCTCTGCCAAAAACTCCGTCTTTATACATGGCTTGTAAGTCAGGGTCTAGGTTTTCCCATTTAAGCGTTCCTTTTTCAAACGCCATTATTTGTCCTGCTGTGCCATCGTTGTGTACTTTTCCTAATTGTTTCCAGGCACCTCCTGCTCCATAGTACAAAGTAAAATTAGATACATAATTATTAAAATGTACTGCTGGGTTGTAAACAGTTTTAGTTTTTTTCCAAATACTGTTTATTTTGAAATAAGTTTCTCCAAGATATTTATTGCCATCATCATCTCTCATTCTTTTTAAGAGCATCATGTCTTTGTATTGGTCTAGCTTAACTAATTTACCAGCTAACTTGCCGTACATAGGTACTTCTTTGTCTTGTTTTTCACCAAACTTTATTACTGCTTTGTTGCCGTCATAATCTGTTTGTTTCGCATTAGGTATGTAAACATATTTTTCTGTACCAACCACATCCCCATTAGCATCTGTTACTTTTAGTTTTATAGGATTGTCAGGGGTAGCACTTTTAATATTAAATTGTGAGTCAGATAATCTTTCAAGTTTTCTAGCTTCTTTGGCAGCTTTAGCTTGTTCTTTAGCTAGTTGTTTTTTTAATTTTTGATATTGTACTTGCCCACCAAAAGGAAACTCAGGTAATACCTGTCCTTGATTAGGGGCATAAGAACCAGGAGGAGGTAATGATTCATCACCGTACCTTAGCTTTAACATTTGTGTTTCAATTTCACTGGTCTTTGCATTGCTGTATATAGGCTTACCATCTATTCCTACATTTTGTGATTTTGTAATTCCTTTGGATGCTAGTTGTTTAGATAATAATGTAACTTTGTTTAAAACCCAGCCCTCATTAATACCAATATCGTTTAACTGTGCATAAAATTTTCCAATACCAACTGTGCTTCTTAACTCTTGTCCTGTTTTAGCTAACTGCAATGCAGCATCGTCTAACTCGCCAAGCTCAAGTCTTTCTTTTTTAGATAACTGAGTAATTATTTCATACTTGCCTGTTTCATTTCCTTCTGAGTCTTTAGCTTTTCTAATAATGACTCCGTAATTAGATGCTTGTTCATCTGCATTTAATGTTTTGTTGTATTGTGGGTCAGCTTCATCAGTAATTCTATTGACAAGCCTTCCATATCCATCTTTCTTTTGACCGTATAGTTTATTAATTCTGTAATCATATTTTCTTTCTGCTCTTAATTTAGGTAATATTTTTTTTAATTCAGCAGCCGTAAATGTATCTGATTTATCTAATATATATTTGCTTCCTCTTGCAAAAGTAGATTCACCCCTAATCTTCCCTAAGTTTTTAACCCAACTGTTAGCTTTAGCAGCACCTTTTTCATTAAGAACTTTCTCGTAGTTTCTTTTAATATAATTATTTATGTTTGTTTTAAAAACATCATCATCTATAAGACCAGCCAACCTCATGTCTTCTCCAATGTCTTTCATAATTTTGCCTTGTTTTTCAGTAAGGGCTATAATTTTTTCAACACTGGTAGGAACAGGTACTTTTAAAGGAGTGTCAATAATTTCTCCAGTGTTCTTACCATCTTTATCTTTAATATTTTTGTAACCACCAAGATAATCTTCTACTCTTTCTTGTTTACGAGTTTCTTTTTCTAATAATTTTTTTTGTTGAGCTTTTGATAATCCTTTTAATTCTTCAGAAGTATACTTGACTCCTGTCTCAGGATTGATTCCTTTAGATACAACTAATCTTTCAACTAGTTCTCCTTTAGACATAGCTTTTAATTCATCAACACCTAAGTCTCCACCCATTAAATTATAAGCCACCCTTCTTTCTTCAGGACCTAACTTGTCTAACTCTGTAGTTATTTCTGCTAATCTTTTTCTATAAGTTCCTACTCGACCATCTAACTCTCTATCTAATCTTAATAAATCAGGGTGCATCCTATTGTCAGGGTACATATTGTGCATCTTTGTATTAAACCATTCGTTTTTATTTAACGGATTACCTATAAATTTTTTACCTAAAACAATACCTGCACCAATAGCAAACCCATTAAATAAAAATTGTTGTGCTGTTTCGGATTCGTTGTACTCGTCTAAAATATTATAAGTAACTACACCTCCTAAAACTCCTCCCAATGGAGCTATAGGATTTTGCACCCATCTGTCCCATACAGGTTTCATTGCATTTTTTCTGTAAGACTCCATTAAGGTTAATTTTTCATCAATTAACCCATCACTCATAACTCGACTTACTTCAGCTTCTTGCCTTCTAATATTTTTAGTTCTTGTTTGTTCTATTTGTAAATTCTTGCTAGGTAATTGTTCAAGTGCTTCATCAGTTGTCTTGGGTAGTGCGTCAAATCCAAACCATTTTTTACCTGCTGCACCTAACGCACCAGTAATAACGCCACCACCAACTGCCCCAATTCCTGCTTGTTCTAGTCTACTGAACCCCATATCTTCATCAACATACGAAGCAGCACCAATTCCTGTGCCGTAGGCTATACCTTGTTTAACCATTGAAGCTACAGATTTTGCTTTAGCTAATGGAATAATCCAACCAGCAGGGTCAGCTACAACACCACCCATATAAGCAGCCAACGCTTTACCACCGTATTCTTTGTTTCTAAATATAGTATTAAGTCTTTTTTGGTCAATACGCATTTGTTCTTCATCAAGACCAATGAATTGTTTAACCCCTCTGTAAGTATCTGTAAATCCTAAAGTTGCTGCATATGCCATAGCTTCAGCTTCATTGTCAATACCTTCTACATTGCCAGTATCAACAGCAATGTTGTTATTTGTAATAGCTTCGTAATCACTACCAGCATTAATCAAATCATATAGTTGTTCATCTGATGGATTAACAACAGCAGGACCATTATTTACTGTACCGTTTATTCTATTGTAAAGTTCTTTTTCTTGTTCTGTTGGCATTTTACCTTGAGTTCCTTATTATTTCGTAAGTATTAAAACTTTCATCATAGGTAGGATATTCTTCTTCAGGAACTCCATTGTCCCTTGCAGTAGATGTTTGTTTGTTATGAAACCTCATAAAGTTATCAAACTGACCAGTGTCTCCTAAAACATATCTTTCATTAAACAAATTGTTTTTAAAAAATTCTTGAGTAGGTGCTTTTGCACCAGCAGTTTGCATGTCTTGTTGTAATTGAGTTATTGACCCAGTGTATTCATCTTTAGTAAAATAGTATTTATCATAAAGAGTTGCAGCGTCTTTAACATTTGCTCTAATTTCTTTTTTAGCTGCTGTTGCTGTAGTCCCTGTTGTTGCTAGTGCTTTGACTTGAGCTGCTGCGTCAGTTGATACATCTTTTAAAACTCTACCAGCTTTATCGTATTCGTTTTCTCCCATTCGAGTCCTGCCAAGTAAACCAATCCCTGCTCTAAGTAGGGCAGCGTTTTGAATAGCAGCCAACATTTTTTTAGGGTCATTGACCTGCGATGATGGAGCTAATATACCACCCAATCCTTCAGCAAATTCTTTTAGTTTATCTTCTGCCATTCTTATCTCCTGTATCTAGCGTATAAATCTTCGTCTTGTATTTTAGTTCCTGCTACTGCTGGGGTAATCCCTGGTGTAATTGCTGGTCTGACATTGCTTTGTGTTTGACTGCCACTATTAACCATGCCTAATATTTTTAACAAACTCATATAATCCATACCACCTGTTGCTGCTGCTTCTGCAATTTTAGGCAAATCTTCCGTTCCTTTTCCTTTTATTCCTAAATTATTAAGAACGGTTTGAACACCAGGAGGCAACGTGTATAATTGATTTGGTTTAAAAGGAGTAGAATCAACTACTCCACCACCTGTTTTAGTGATAGGGTTTACAACTCTAGTATGATTAACTATTGTATTTATTGGTCCTCCAATAATACCTTGGTCTACATATTTTTGCCTTGTTCCTGCAAAAGTCGGATTAGTTAAAACAGCATCAATATATTTATCGTCAAACGTAGGAAATCTTTTTTTTAGACTATATAAATTTTGTTCATATGGACTGTTAATTGCTAACGCTTCAGGACTAGATGTTTGCATTTGTACTGGTGGTGTTGGAGTATTAGTTTTAAACAAGTTCCATAGTGGGTCTAACATAGATTTGTTATCCCTCATTCTTTTATCTAATACAGAAAAATAAAGCTCATCTTGTGGATTTTCATTAGCTAATCCAGCAATCAATCTTCTTCTTTCTTTTTCTTTATCAATTCTTTCTTGTTCTGTCATAATATCTCCTTAATTAATCAAATAAACTTAAAGCTGCTACTGTTGCTGCTACTGCCATACCTTGTGGTGTTGTTAATAATGGTGCTATAGGACCAGCAGCACTTGTGGTTGCAAATGCACCTGATGCACCTAATGCACCATAAGTACCTGCTCCTAGTAACCCTGCACCTATTGCCTTCTGTCCAAAACTAGGCTCTCCACCTTGAGCTGAAGTAGTGCTACCACCTGGCAGTATATTACTTCCTGCAATGTTAGAGTATCTACTTAGTGCTTCGTCAGGAGCTTGTTGTGCAAATTCAAATCTCATTCTTGCTTCATCAATTGCTTGTTGAGACCTTTGTTGTTCAGCCGTACCTAACGCACCCAACTGCATAGCTGGTGCTGTAATAGCTTGTTGTGTTTGTGGCGACATTGCCAAGGCTTTTAATTGATTAGCTTGTGCTTGTTGATAAGCATCACTATACATAGTAGAAGATATATCACCTGCTCTTTGCATGTAATCACCGATAACGCCTTGCTCTAATATAGCTTGTCGTGTGCCACCCAGTTGTCCTGCACCTGTTGCATCTCTTCTTGCTTGTTGTAATAAACCTTGAGCTTGAGAATAAATTGGACGCAATGCTGCTTCGGTAGCTCCTGCTAAGTATGGGTTACTTGCTAGATTTTGTGGCGACATTAAACTGTAATTTTGTGCCGACAATATATTATCAGCTAGTCCTTGTTGTGGAACAAGATTGGCTCTGAGTTGTTGTTCAGCAACTTCCATGTCCTCGGTTAACCCTGCATAAGTTTGACCAGGGAAAAACTGTTGTGGTCCTTCATTATATCTAGCCTGAGCTTGTTGATATATATCGCTCATGTACGGAGCTTGTTGTGGCGAAGGTAACGCCATAGTGGTTTGTGTACCACCTCCACTTCCTTTACCCATAATGTGTACCTCTAGTGTTTAACATTTAATTCTTTTCCTAAAACTGTGTAGGTATTTTCATACCCAAACTTATTTAATTTTTTTGCAAAACCTTTTCGACAACATGTCTCTATAGCTTCGCACCCATTTTCTAACGCCCAAGTCTCTAAAGTATTTAACCAATCCTCAACCCATTCATCTAAATCTTTACCACCTAGCGTAACTATACGACAAGTTGTTCTTCTTGGGTATTCAACTATTTCTGTAGTTAATACAGAAACTATTTCTTTATCATCGTTGCTTAGAATCCATAACTGCATTTCTTGATTTTTAATCTTGTGATAAATGTCATGTGTATTTTGTTCTTCTTTACCTCTTGAATTACCCATTGATATATAGGGTTCACAATCGTCCCATACATGGGGTAACAATTCAGGCAAGACTCCTGATATATATATCACCCTAGTTTCACCCAACTACCAGCAGCGTTTCTAAAGTACACGCCTTCTCCACTGCCTGGGTTAAAGTTTGAGCCATCTGCATACACAATGTCTCCTTGTTTAATTCTAGCTGGAGCTACATTTTTAACCTCTACAAATGTAGTAGGGTTCTCTTGTAATGCTCCTTGCAATTTTGTAAGTTCTTGAAAGATGTACTGTGGCATATCTTCAGGGTTGCTCGGTACTGGATTAGGTACATACTTGGGTGCTTCAGACATTATCTACCTCCTAATACTTCATATTCTATATCATATCCGTTTAATTCAAAAGTTGTAGCCGTTGTGTTTTGAAACTTAATAGCTATATATTTGCCTGTGGCTCTAGCATCTACCTTGTTTTGAGAGTTAGGGTTAATACTTTGTTGTGTTTTATAAGTATAAGTTCCGTTAGGACTCATTGAACTTCCTACAAATACTTCAGCAGCTCCTGTTCCTGCAAACCTTGGCGTAACCTTTCTAACTTGTACTACTGTGTTTGGGTTATTATCGAGGACTAAACCTTTTCTTTCTAGCAACATGGTAAAGTTATTACCTGCAAAATCAAATCCTTGGTCTGCTCTATACAATCTAGTATCGCTAGTACCTGCCATTAACATGCTGGTCTCTGTAGGATTGTAGGCTCTTTCTCCCCATGATTCAGTTGTGCTGTAAGCTATCCAACTTTGCGATTGACCTGACCATAAAATACTAGTGCTTCCGTCTGAGGTAGGAGTAACTACTCCAAGACCTATCCCAAGTATTCCTGGTAAATCTCTGAAGCTAAACGCAGAAGTATTATAATTATAAATCAATGCTTTATTGCAGAATGTTGAGCCGACTGTTGGGTATGAAACCCATATCTCTCCCTTCTGTATGTTGTGAGCTACAAAAGTATTAGCATAATTTGTGCTATCTATTTCATCAAACAGTGTTCTTTTAATTACATCACTGGCTATAGATTTTTTAGATACGCCATCGTGTACTATGATATCGCCATTTGTTACCACAAAATGTCTTCCGTTAAATTCACAAGCACAGTTCTTAGATAAAATACCTGTGTCATCAAATAATTTTTGGAAACTAAAAACTAAGTTACCTCCAATGTAATTCATTATCCATGTAGTCTTTTCTTTATATATAACAAAAGATTGTTTAAGAGCAAATCCGTCAACAATAAAATCTCCATTGTCTCCGATAGTTGTAGCACCTGCATCATTCGTAGCACCAGCTGTCCATGTACTAGGTAGTGCGTTGTTCTCTGCTGCATCTCCCCACCTAATTTTGTTAGGATAATTGACAGATGATTCGGTTAAGTTTAAAGATATTAAATAATTACCATAAGGTCTTATTGCTTTGCATACTGTATTTGATGGCCAGTTAGTTAAATCTGTAAATTTATTAGCTCCTGTATTTGCTAAACATTGTGGGTCATCTACCCCATTGTTAAGTATAGGTAAACCATTAAAGATTGATACGTCCCAATTTCCTTGAGCTGTCAAATTGACATTATAATCTCCTGATGTTCTTGTAAAATCAGTGTGTGTAGAACCGTCTGTTCTATATATCTTTGCAGTCCCTGCATAAAACCAATAGTTGTTTTGTCCTGTTGCCCAGTTTAATACTTGATAAGGAGCAACTGTAGGATTAGCTACTGGAAAAGGATTGTCATGACCTGATATTTTTTTAGCTGCACCGTCTTCAAATCTTGCGTTCTCTGTGTGAGAAAAAAACTCAGGAGGTAAGGTTGTAGGGTTTGAATCCTTAACCATTCCTTTAGGAGTGTTTGATTGGAATATAGGCATTATGCTGTGCGTCTCCACATATATGCAACAATGTATGGTTGTAAAATATTATGTGCTGCACCACCACCTGTTGCATTTGTAGTCATTGTTCTACCAGGATTAGTGCTATCACCTGCTGATGGAAAATCAACATCTTCATCTTCACCGTTACCTCTTAAAGCTGATGTGTGAGTATGTGATGGTAATTCAGCAGTGCTTAATGTATGAGTCTTAGCACCACCAGTTTCTTGTACTGTATCAAAATCACTATCTGCTGCGTTTAAACCTACTATAACTCTACCAGCTCCAAAAGTTACCCAAGTTCCAAATCCAAACAAAGTTGCAGGATTGGTTGATACTGCTGCGTTAATATAAATAGAACCTACTGGGTATATAGCTTGTATAGAGGTTAGTAATCCTGCTGAACTGGTTACAGTTCCTGATACAACTAAGTTTCTAATACCTGTTGAATCTTTACTTGCATCAACTGTTACGGCTTTAGATGCTTCTGCTGTACCCAACGTAGTTACATCTACATAATTTAATTCTGCTGTATTTGCTGTAACGCCATCTAGTTTATTTAATTCTGTGTGTGTTGCTGATACTGCCCCAGTAATACTGGGGAAGGTTGCTTTAACTGTAGATTTTACCAATCTTATATGGTCATCGCCTTCGTTAACTGGGTCTCCAGCTACTGGGTTTGAGCTATTTAAGTCTGATATATATGTTCCTGTTTCTAATCCCATTTAATTTCTCCTAGCCTTTGGGGTTGTTATCTTTAACTGATTTAATATGTGTATACCACAAGCCTGTTTTAGCAGTATCTCCTAATTTACCAGCATCTATATCTTTATATAACATATCAAGTTGGTTTACTATTGAGTCATAAAAGTTACTACCAGTATCTCCTGTTCTTCCTAGAATATAAGCATTATCTATATACCATTGTTTAGTTGCTTGTATATCGGATAAAGTTTTAGCATCTTCTTCTCTAGTTGTAATTGTTCCTTTGTTATCTACTATTGCTACCATTATGCCCTCACAACTCCATAAATTGTCATGTTAATTTTTGATGCACCTGTGCCACCTGCAAATATTAATTGAAATCCATTACAAGTGTTTGCTTGTGTGTCATTAATATATCCATGACCTTGTGCAATTCTTGATGTTCCGTTACTACCCTCTCCACCTATTTGATAAACAAATGATGGTGATATTTGTCCTTTAGAATCATTAGAATCTGAATCCCATCTACCACCAGCAGGATTATTAAAATACATAAAGCCATTCATTGGGTCTTTATCGCCACCTTTTTGTTGTTCAACAAGAGTAAATTTATCTGCTGCATCTGTAGTAATTCTTTTTTCTGAATTGTTGTGCGTTAAACCTAAAGTAGTTTGTCTATAATCTGAATTTGTAAGAGCAGAACCATCATCTAAAAATCTCATTTGTAAATCACCATCACCTGCTTGTGAGATACCATGAATAATTACATAATAATTATCATAACTTGAATCAAATCCTGTAAAAGAATATGATGTTGTATTAGCACTAGCATTATATTCATTGACTGCACTTATTACTGCTAGTCCACCACCACCACCACTAGCTTCTGCCCATTTAACACCTGTAGCTTCTGATGAATCTGCTGTCAAAACATAATTGTTTGTACCTACAGCTAATGCTTGTGGATTACCACTACCATCGCCAATTAAAATCTTTCCTTTAGTAGATAAATCAACTGCTGTAAGAGCAGATGTTCCATTACCAATGATAACTCCGTTAGCTGTTAAACTAGTTGCTCCAGTACCACCACTGCCTACTACAAGAGTTGCTGATAGTCCTGCTGATGTTCCACTGGTATTTTGTGAACCTGCTGCATTTACACCTGGTAAATCTATACTTGCAGAGCCATTAAATGAAACTCCACCTATGTTTCTAGCAGTTGTAAGGGTTGCTGCTGAAGTAGCTGTTGCAGAATTTCCAGTACATGAGCCTGAAGAACCTGAAGTATTGCCTGTTACGTTGCCTGTTAACGCTCCAGCAAATCCTGTTGCAGTTAAAATGCCACTGCTTGAATTAAATGCTAAATTAGAACCTGACTTAGGTGCTAAATCTCCTGTAGCAGCAGTTGTAAATAATGGGAAACAAGTAGTATCACTACTTTCATCTGCTACTGTAACATTTGTAGATGTAGTAGCTGTAGCACTGTTTCCAGTACAACTTCCTGCACTTCCACTAGCATTTCCTGTTACGTTTCCTGTTAATGCACCTGCAAAACCAGTAGCTGTTAAAATTCCTGAATTAGAATTAAAGGCAAGATTACTTCCTGATTTAGGTGGAAGGTCGCCTGTTGCTGCTGTAACAAATAATGGAAAACATGTAGTATCGGTAGATTCATCTGCAACTGTTACGTTTGTAGAAAGAGTTGCTGTAGCTGAATTACCACTACAAGAACCTGAACTTCCTGATGTATTTTGATTACCTGCTGTATTAACGCCTGGCAAGTTTATACTTGCTGAACCATTAAAACTAACGCCACCAATATCTCTTGCTGTGGCTAAAACTGTTGCTGTTGCTGCATTTCCTGTAGTCGAACCTGATGTACCTGAAGTATTACCTGTTACATTTCCTGTAATATTTCCTGCAAAAGTACCTGACAATACATCTGTATTAGCATTAAAAGTTAATCCACTAGCTGTCTTTGGCCCTAAATCACCAGTTGCTGCAGTTGTAAACAAAGGAAAACAAGTAGTGTCTGTTGACTCATCAGCAACTGTAATTGCTGTAGGTACACCTTCAGCTTTAGAATCTAATTGTGTTTGTATAGCAGATGTTACACCATCTAAATAACCTGCTTCTGTAGAAGTTACTGCTGATACGCTAACATCTCCACTACCA